GGGACCACCGGGGGAGGAGGGACCACCGGGGGAGGAGGGACCACCGGGGGAGGAGGGACTACCGAAGCTCCCGGCGGCGGCGGGGGAACCACAGAGGCTCCCGGTGGCGGCACAACAGACCCGCCAGTGGAGGCTTCAGACCCGGACATCTACCTGTTCCAGAGTCTTGTGTCCGGAGGGTCTCTCTATTCTCGGATGACCGTTGTGGACGGGTCCAATTACGACACCAACAAAACGGTGTCCTTTGACAGTTCCCGGGAGATCGCCTCGATTCCCTCCAACAAAGTCGTTCTCAGCGCGGCGATTCACCCGAGCACCGGCGACCTGTGGGTCATCTACCGCGACGGGGTGGTTGGTTCTACCGACACCAAGCTTTATCTGGCCACTATGGATAAGGCCACGGGAGTCATGACTGACATCGCCGGGGTGTCGGATGGTTCCGGGGGTTACCTCGATGGGACGGCTTCCACTCGCCGATACAATATCTTCTTCGACAGGTCCGACAACTCTTTGTGGCTGGGTATTTCCGGCAGTTTCGGCCCGGTTTTAGACTCGCTGGACCCAGCTACGGCAGTTGACACATCCTTCGGATATATTGGGCAACCCGCTCAGCAATACAGCAACGCGGACGCCTTTGTCTGCGATACAAACGGTGACTTCTATCTGTCGGCGAGGAATCCCACTGATGCCCGCATATCCACTTTCATGAAGTCCCCGGACCCGATATACATAGGAGAGTCGTATCTGACACTTACGAACACGTCCGCATCCATCTCGGGCTACTACACGGATACCATGATACCCCTCATCCGAAACGGTGAGTTCGCGCTGGTTTACACGGGCGTGCCGACGTGGTTCCGAACCGACGTGACACGGTCCACTGTGTTCTCAGCAAGCTCAATCAATCTAACACTCACGGCCAGCTTGGTATCCGCCACACCAGACTTGACCTGCATCGCCGCCTTGGCAACCTGACATGCGAGGCAAAGCATTCAAGACAATCACGCTCAAGCCGTTGACCGGACCCATGAACCCGGTTCGCTCGGCGGATGAGCTGCTCCCAGGAGAATTCTCATGGAAGGAGAATCTGGAGATCGACAAGAACGGCCACCTCAGCCGGCGCGCCGGATTCGATCAGTTCCAGAGCATCGACCGATCCGACGTTGTGGCCATGCACGAAGTCACAACCACCGACGGCGTTCGCCGGCTGGTATCCGCTGCCCGAGACGGGTCTGTTGCGCTCCTCAGCAGTTCCGGGGATCAGTGGTCGGACATCGGTGGAACTTTCCAAGACGCTGATGAGTGGTCCTTCGCCTCCGTTGGAAACGTCCTGCTGGTAAGCGACGGCGTGGGCAGCGTCCATTACGCCAACCTCCCGAACGGATCGTTGGAGCCGGTGGGTGAGCTGGTGAACACCTTGGAGGTTTCCGGAGTGCAGGTCATGGTGTCCTTCAGCGGATGCGTGTTTCTGATGAACACCTACGAGGGCGGGTTCCGGTACGGCAGCCGTGTTCGTTGGAGCGCCCTGAATGAGCCCACGCGATTCGTTTCTGACACCGACAATATCGCCGGGTTCCAAGACCTCCCGATGGACCAGCGAATCCTCGCCGCCGGTGTCCTTGGGGATCGGCTCATAATTTACACCGACTCCGCTATCTGGTCGTGCAGGGCCACCGGCGGGTCCGGCGTGTTCGGGTTCACGCAACTCTACTCCGACCCCGTCGCTCGATCTCGGTGTCTGGTCCATTCAAAAACACTCGTGTCCATCGGGGCATCTCATGTCTATGTCGGTCAGGACGGCGTTTACGCTTTCTCGTCGTTCCAACGGGAACCGACACGGTTGAGTTGGCTGGATCAGGCCGCCCGGATCATCTTCGATCCATCAAGCCCCTACGCTCTCAGTCGAGCGCAATGCCGGATGGTGGCGGGGTTCTACAGCGATACCCAGGAACTCTGGCTGAGCTGGGTCGGAGCTGACGGGCACCACACGCTGGTAGCGAACATCATGTATAAGACGTGCGACTACGACGGCACCGGGTGGGACGCCTTCGCCAGTCACGCTCGCGCTGACCAGACATCCTTTGGAGACTGGTTGGATCAGTATGTCCCCAACGATGATGCTGATTGGTTCGACACTGGAAACAGCTCGTATCGGGAGCTGTGCAGCGTTTATCTGAAAGACCTTTGCGTGGGATGTTCCGACAACCCGCTGTTCATCGGGTCACTGCGGTACAAGGAAGGCTCCGGGGACGGGCGGCTGAAGCAGATTTCGCACAGAGTGGATGGCTCCCGGATTCTCGGAAGAGACATCTACGGGAGCGTGGAAGGCTACACCAGCATCCTCCGTGGCGTTGTTCCCGCAGGGAATGACGAACACGACAAGGTACTGCGGCGATTCGTGGTGGAGGTTCTGTCAACCGCCAATACGTCCCGGAACGTCCGGCTCCGGCTCCGAGTCGGCGTCTCTCAGCAAGCCTATCAGCCGAGTCTTTCGGGAACCGATTACCAAGGTATTCAGTGGCACGAGCAACCCTTGAAGACGCTGGGGCCCGATCCTTCCGGAAAAACCTTGGAGGAGGCAGATTCGGGCACCTTGCTGAGAACAACTCCTGTGGAGTGGAATCTCCACGAGCGCGGGCGGTTCATCTACTGGGAGCTGTCAATCGTCGGGTCGGACGGAGGCGATACTGTTCTGCTGGACACGTTGTCCTTCACGCGTCTGGATATGGAAGTCCGTCTGGTTCCGAAGAAGTAGGTCGCGCCATCAGAACTCCGTGCCACTCACGGGTCTCCCACCCGTCTTGAGTAGGGCCGGGGCAGGGGCAGGAGACATAATATTCCCCGCAGACTGAACAGACGTGTCCGAGTTCTCCCGTGTCCTCGTCAGCCCCCTGACAATCCGCCGCAAAGGACACCTCCCTCCAACCGCTGTAACCGCCCCACTGCTGCGCCATCGCCGCCGCGATACCGGGGTAAGTGTTTGACCGAAGTTTCCAGCGATCTTCAGAGGGTCCCAGCTTGTTCTGCCCGCTATCGCATTGGTTCGACCATCGCTTCCTGCCGCCGACAATCCGAGGCTCGACGTATCGGGTGGGCGTCAAGGGTTTCAGGTTCTTCAGCCAAAGCCCTGTCTTCTTGCTGGCGTCCTCACCGAACTGGTAGGGCTGAATGTACTGGTCGGCTTTTCGAATTCGTGTGCTGATGACTCCCACAGGGTTCTCGATGGCAATCCGCGGGATGGGGCAGTCCATTAACAGCCGGACAAAGTCCAACGCGTCTTCCGTCAGCTTCGGGTCCCGGAGCCCCCGGGTCGTCCAGTGCATGCCACTCGAACAAAGGTACGTGCAAGGAGGGTGGGCTATCATCAAATCCCACCCGCCATCCAGCAGGTCCCGGACATCCCCGGTGTAGTGCCGCCCCGGGACTCGGGAAGGCAGCAGGTCGCAGGAAGTCGCCACGTGCCCGAACCGGTTGAAGGCTTCTCGGACAACCCCGGACGACTCGCACGCCACGAGAACCTTGGCCGGTCTCCCGAGGTTGGGGATCGGCGGCACTTCGGTTTCCTGTTTCACGCTCATTGTGGGTCCACAATAGTGAACTGCTCGCCTACACAATCCTCTGGCTTGAACCCAAATTTCTCACAGCCCTCCCACGGGTCACGCAGGAGCGCGTCAGGGTTCCATCTCCAGTCTTCGGGAGCGCCTTCGGACACAGTGTTTCCGTCAGTTCCTTCAAAATCGACGGGATCAGGATAGTGTTCACCCCACTTTATCCCAATCCCAATAAGACTGTTATAGACCACTGTTCCAATACGACCATCTTTTGTTTTTACAATTACTCCTGGTTTCATTGTCTTCCTGTTCTTTCGCCCGATGGCTCACCTTGTTCGGTAGGCGCAAACAGCTCATCGAACGCTGATCGGCGATGCGCTTTCCAAAAGTCCCACAGTCTGTATGCCCACAACGCAAGTATCAGTGAAGCCATAAAGCACCAGTCACTTATCTCCTTACGAATTCTCCTGCATTCTTCGTCGGCATCTCGGATAGCCTGATCGAGCTGGAGCCACTCCTGATTGCGTTTGTAGTGGCTTACTTCGGACACGCGCTTGCCGGCGTTCGCTCTCGGACTGATCGCTTGGCCAACTTTCGTGGTCATGCTGCATTGCTTATCCGTCTCGAACGCCCGAAGCCCCCAGTCGACTCCGTGAGCTACACCATAATTGATTTCACAGCGCGCATCGGTGCCGTCGAGTCCGACATTCGCGGCTCGCGCCATCGAGAGTTCATGGAGGCATACGAGCATTATCGCC